GCATTTCATCCCAGAGCCACCGATCATCTTCTGTTGCTTTTTGTAGTCCAGCTTGACTAACTGCTTGGCAGGGAAATCCTCCTGCAACAATATCAATTCTTCCAAGTCTAGCTGCATCTATTGTCCTAACATCATCATATATCGGCACATCTTTCCAATGTTTGCGAAGTACCTGCTGACAGAATTTATCCTGTTCACAAAAGGCAACTGTTTCATATCCACCAACAAGTTTTTCTGCTGCGTAACTAAAACCACCAATGCCACTAAAGAGATCAAGCAAACGCATAACCATTTCATTTGCCTACCATATTAAGTTGTGCTTCTTTCATAAAGTCATTTGCCTTTACTTCTCCATCAGTTGCTAACTCAATTCTATTTAATATCTCTGGCCTTGGAAACCTTTTACCTTGCACAATTCTTGACATAGAGGATTTATCAACACCACATTTTTTAGCAAATCTATTTTGTGAAATGTTATTAGTTTTTAAATAATCTTTAAGAAACATAATTATTTTTATCATAGGGTTGACAAAAAAGCAACAGTATGTCATATTTATTTTCGGAGGTGCTTATGGATATTCCAGACTATCGTTTGAAGTTAAAGAGTTTTCACGAATCAGCAAGTAATGGAAACTTACCAACAGACCAGGCGATATTAAAATTATGGTTAAGAAATAATAACATTGACTTACCAGATGCAGCTAGAATGTTACTTGGTAGAGTTGTACAAACTGGTGTTAACTTTACATTAGGGTTACATGACTATTCTGTTTTAGAGGGTCAACAAGAATCATTAGAAATTAATCAGGCGGTAAGAGAAGCGATAAGTGAATATCAAGATTACGAGCCTAGAACTTTTGATGATGGTAAAGATAAAATAGATTATGGTGCTTTTCAAGATTACATTCCCGATATGGTTAGATGTGCTTCGGAAGCTATTAAAGAACATTTTAAAGATGTAAATCAAATAAGCGGTGAGTTTCCGCAGTATTTTAATGAACCTAAAATAGATGTACCTGTTTTATTTTATCAAGATTACTCAGGAGGCGGAAAACAACTTGATTTAAAATGTCATGCACCGATAAAAAATCCGCCCAAAAAAGATGGAACATTTACTTGGAGAGTGCCTAAAGTTAAGACAGAACCTTTAGATAGTTGGGTTAAACAACAAGCTGTATATTGGAAAGCAACAGGACAAAAACCAGCGTTACTTTCGGTTACAGCAACGGATTACAATATAATTGATGAAAAGAATTGTGAGCAGATGCAAGATGATTATTTGCAAAATGCTTATGATGAGATAGTTCATAGCTGGATAGTGTTTATGAACTTACTTAAAGATAGCAATGGAGATTGGAAACATATTACGAGTAGGGTAAAACTTAATTACTCAGATATACTTCAAAGATATGGAATTGAAATTGCTCAAAAATCAAAACAACTATGGAGTATAACATGATAAAATTATATAGAAATGATGCAGATATTACGAGTATTGAAGCTGCAGAAAGTGTCGATATAAACAAAATGGAAAAAATTGTTTTTGAATGTATTGACAGTTTTGGTAAATCTGGTTGCATACAAGATGATGTGCTTGAGATGCTACCGCAATATGGTTATGGTGTTACAGCACGATTTAAAGGGTTAGAGAACAAGGGAATGATTGTTAGGTGTGATACCACTAAAGTTGCTAAATCAGGTCGTAGACAGCGTTATATGATGTCTAAACGCTATTATGATTTGGAGGATATAACTGAAGAAGAAAAACAACAGGGATCATTAGGGGTATAAGATGGATAATAAACAACAGGAACTTAATGCAAGTGAGCATGAAATAGAACAAAGAATTGACATGTTACAACTTGAGTTAGACAAGATTGATGCAGAAATTAAAAAACTTAGAGTCGCAAAACATCAATTAGAAGATGCTCTATCTTTAGTTAAATTAGTAACAGGGGGTAATCATGGTTGATTTAAATAAAACTATGGATGCAGTTGCAGAACTGCATAGATCGCATGGTGTTAAACAAAAAGGTGGCAAACTTTATACACAAGTTGTCCATAGAATGGAAGCTTTTAGAAAAATACATGGCACAGATTTTGGTATTGACACTAAAATATTAGTAGATGATGGTAAAAGAGTCGTTGTAAAAGCTGTAATTACTGACAAAGATGGTCGCATAATAGGCTCTGGTATGGCTGAAGAGATACGAGGTCAAGGTGTTGTTAACACAACATCAGCTTTGGAAAATGGAGAAACAAGCTCGATAGGTCGAGCTCTTGCTTCACTAGGTTTAAGCGGTGGAGAGTATGCCTCAGCTAATGAAATGGATGCGGGTGTTAGGAAGAAACAATTTATAAACGAAACACCTCAAGTTGAGGTAAAAGAACAGGAGCAGGCAAGCACTTCCTCTGTACCACCTGCTCCTGTACCAGATAAAAATGAGGAAGAAACACACAATGATGTTTATGAAAGAGTAATGTTTAAATTAGGCAATGTTTTACAGAAAAGATATAATGCTGAAAGAGAAAAAAGACAGGAGGCAGATATCAATACAATCATAACTGAAAACATTGAAGATATAAAAAATCTTCCAGAAGAACAAAGAAAAGCAATACTTAATAAATCTCAGGATATTCAAAATCAAATTAATTTAGTTAGGAGAAAATAATGGCGAAACAATATCTTAAAGTTGCTACGTTAAACATGTGGAAAAATGACGGAGGCAAACGGATTGCAGGAAACAATGGATGGACACCATTTGTCAACGGATCAGCGAATGACATTTTGCTTAAATCAGATCAAAAATATCAAGTATCTTTGTTTGAAAATGATGATGGCAAATCATACAACGTTACCATAAGCAAGGTAATAGACCCTTATGAAAACGTAGAGTTTGATAAAATATCTGATGCTCCCTCACAAGAAGCAATGCAAGAGTTAGCAAAAACCTTAGAAAGTAAAGAAGATTAGTAACTCATTCTTTTCTTTGGTTTCTTACCAGCTTTTTTCATGGAAATGGCAGTGGCAGCTTGCTTCTTCATCTTAGCTGTTTTGCCTTTTCCTTTTTTTCCTGAATGTCCTGGCATAGTTCTCTCCTTTTCTAGTTGATCTAATTTATTTCTTAGTTTTTTTTGCTTTATTCCTTCGGCTAATTGCTCTAGCTTTTGCCCTAGCATCCGCTTTAGACGAAGCACCCCACGCCCTAAGCGATAAAAGAAGCCTAGTAGGTTTACCCTTATCATCTCTTTCTCTTCCTTTCATGTTTCCCATACGAGCCAAGAAACTTGCTCGTCTTGGATTATCGCCTGATTTTACTGGAGCTTTCAAATTTGCACCTGTTGTTCTTTTAAAAAAAGCACGCCCAGCTGCATTTAAACCACCCTTTGGATTTTGAAATCTTTTAGCTACCACTAATCAAACCTATTCTAGTTCCATTATCATTATCTATAGTAAGTGTTTGTTTTCTTCCGTTAGGAATGTAACTACAATGAATCCACCCACTATTTCCTCCAGTATAATACTCTAATATTAACTGGTCAAACTCAAGGTTTTCTTCAATCCATTTTGCTAATGTATAATTATCAACACCTGGCACTTCAAAATCTGCGGCTTCTCCCTTTGCATGTTGACTGGTGGATTTCGATCCTATAGCTTCACATAAATCAATACAACGAAAACCACTAGAAACAATAAAAGCACCAAACTGATCTCGAATAGGTTGCAAAATGTTTTCACATAAAACTGTTAAAGATTTTATTTGATCTTGGTTTGGAGAATTGTTTATACCTTTTCGTAATGCTGTGCTGCTTTTACACATTTCTTCTAATGAAAAATTTTTAGAAAGATACATTAGACTGACCTTGTTTTTTTTCTCATAACTTTTTTTGCCATAGTTGAGTTTCTTAATTTTTTAAAATCTGCTGCGGTAATTTTTTTTCTTGGTGCTGCAACTGCAGCTAGTCTTTTTTGCTTTGGACTATATTTACTAAATGGCATTACTTACTCCTTTTTTTATGTACTTTTTGTATTTCAAATGAAGCTCTTTTGACTGCTCCAGCATGAGGTTTATACTCCCCTTTCATAAGTTTGAAAGTCTTGCCTGACTTCATCCAATGAAAACCTTTAGGGGCTGCTACTGTTTTATTTGCCATTATGCTTTCCTCTCTTCTCTTAATCTTTTTTTAGCATTTCTAAATAAACTTACAACTGTATTTTTTTTCATAACTTTTGCTCTTTGTTCTGCAACAGTAAGTATCTGTATCTTTCTTGCATAAGGTTTTTTTATGTTTCTTACCTTAGTTATCGTTCTTCTAGCATCTGTTGGAGTTGCAAATTTAATACTAACAGTATCTTTAGGGTTTTCGTCTGTATATAATCTCCTACCACTGCCCTTTGGTTTTTTTCCTGTGCCAACTTTAGGATCGCTTTTTTTTCTTTTTCGCACTTGTTTTCTTTTTACCTCTTAATAAATCTGCATCTGCTTTTCTTGCACCACCTTTGCCACTAATGAACGATTTAATCCTGCCCATTGCCCATTGGTGTGCAGAAACTTTTGGTCTGCTACCAGAAGAATAATATGCACCTAATCCTCTTTTGTAAACTTTATCAAGTGTTGCTTTCGAGTATCTTGATGCACCTGATATACCAGCATATCTTGACATTATCCCTTGCTCCTTCTCTTGCTTATGGCATCCATCATAGCCTTTGTAAGTTTTCCTTGTCTATATAGTTTGCGTGTACGCAGTATCTCTTTCTCTCTTGCACTTGGATTCTTTGCACCAGATACATACTTCTTTGGTACACCTCTTTTTGTTTTTGGAACTCTCGCAAATTTTCTTTTCATCTTTTTTTTCTCTTT